CACAAATTTAAACAAAGGAGAACAAAATGGAAGCACAACCGTTAAGCGAGTTAATGGCGAAGTTAACAGATGATGTTGCGAAACGCTTGTCCCGAAATTTAGACAGCATATTAGCTGGTAAGGACGAGGTTATCAGAACACCTTTTCTGGATGACTGGAGTAACGAAGAAATTCTAGGCGAGTTTGACTCTATGTTTGCTGATAATGCTGACAGTTTAAATGACACATTATTGGAGATAGAAAAGACTCAGAAGAGTAAGTTCGGTCCTCGATCTATTCAGAAACCGTGGACAGAGAGGAAAGATGGTCTCCTATCTGGATTTAACGTTCACAACGTTTCCATAGATGCAGTAGATCCTGGATTGCCGTGTGGTGACGGATATCTTAGACCGACATCTCCCGGTGTGTCTTTGAAGGCCATGAAGCGTTCAAAGAATTCTGGACTTCCCGAACTTTTAAAGAAAGGGGAGATTATAGACCGTGGCGAATATATCCCAAAATATTCTGAATGGCCATGTGTTCTATTCACCCGAACGCAAGAGGAAGGTAAAACTAGAGCAGTTTGGGGCTATCCTTTTGATACTACATGTATCGAAGGAATGTATTTCCTTCCCGCTTTTGAGAAGCTGAAATTCGAGAGTGTATTCTCGGCGTACTTGGGACCTGACCAAGTTGATTTGGCTATTTCAAAAGTTTTATATGAGAGGAGCGAGCATGAGATCATTATTAGTGAAGACTTTAGCGAGTTTGATCAATCTATATGCGAAGATTTCGCAATCGCGGCGTTCTCAATCATTCGTAGCTTTTTCCAAGATTCTGTTGGAATTAATAAAGACTTCGATTTCATTATCGAAAGGTTCCTTCAGATTGGAATTGTTACGCCTGAAGGCGTATGGACTGGCTCCCATGGTATTCCTTCTGGTAGTTGGTTTACTTCTATCATTGGCTCTCTCATACATCTTATTGCTCATACGTTAGTTCAAGAGAACTCAATTCATGGAAATAAGAACCAAGTAATGGGTGATGATGGAGTAATTGTCTTAGACAATACTATGAGCAAGGATGTACTAGCTAAGAGGTATGCCGAGCTCAATCTTAATTTCAATGAAGATAAGACTTTCGTAAGTGAGAATGAAGTAATCTACTTACAAAGATACTATAGCGATGACTATAAGGTGAATGGCATTCATCGTGGTATTTATCCTGTTTATCGAGCTTTAAACAGACTAATCCACATGGAACGTTGGACGGAGATTGACACTGACATCATCTCTGGCGACGATTACTTCTCCATTCGAGCAATAGCAATTCTGGAGAATTGTAAGTGGCATCCAATGCATGCTGCGCTCGTTGAGTGGGTGCTAAAGCACGACAAAACTGATTTGAGTTTTAGTCAGGCAGGGTTGACTGCTTACATCAACAGCTATCAACC